AACCTTCAGCATCTTCAGTACGGCTCCAGTAGCGCACAATCTCTTACTCTTTCTTTTTATGTCCGTTCAAACGTGGCCGGCACATATGCAGTTCACTTTTATCAAGACGACGGTGGGCCAAGAGATATTACACGCACTTACACAATTAGTGCGGCAGACACTTGGGAATACAAAACACTCACTATTCCCGGCGACACTGCTGGCGCAATAGACGATAACAATGGTCGTGGCCTTAACATTGAGTTTATTTTGCTTGCGGGTTCAGACTATAAGGGGACGACTTCAACAACTTGGGGTAGTGTAGCAAACGCACGTTATGCAAATGGACAGACTGTTGACATCAACACCACAAACGACACTTGGTTTCTATCGGGCTGTCAGCTTGAGGTCGGCGAACAGGCCACGTCGTTTGAGCATCGGTCATTTGCAGATGAGCTGCAAAGTTGCAAACGCTTTTATCAAAGGTGGGAACATGATGGCACTCCCGACAACAAGCCTATCGGAGCAGGGGTGTGGTACACCTCAACGCAAATTTTAGGCTTGCTCACTTACGAGGAAATGAGGGCTGCCCCGACATTTACAGCAAGTTCAACAGGTTTTGTGAAAGCATACGGTGGCGGGTTTGCAGAGGTAAGAACAGGTGGCAGTGGCTTGGATACTATAGGCACTAAGACAGCAAGATTTAACTTTACTTTAGGCGCAAGAACAGCAGGCCACGGAACTTTAATTCAGCTGGTCAATAGTGGCGATTATCTTGAATTAGATGCGGAGTTGTAAACATGAATGAAATGAATATTACAGCAGCGCAGTATCTTACCAATGTTGACGGAGACAACGACACCATTCGTGCCACGATTGACGGCACTGAGATGAATGTTCCTATCGCCCCCGGCAACCGCCACTACGCAGAAATCATGCGACAGCAGTCTGAAGGCTTGCTGACCATTGCGGACGCTGAGTGATGACGATTGGCGCTTTCACATTTTCTGAGACGGCAATAGCCGCTGACGACGCTGGCCTCGTGAAGACTGGCGCGGCGTCTGCGTCTGCCGCAGTCACGGGAAGTGCAATCGCACTACGCCAGCGCCTAGCCGCCGCCAGCGTCACGGGCGCGGCGTCCGTCGCCGCGATTATCAAGATCACCGCAGCTATGGCCGCAGCCGTGTCTGTCGCGATGACAGCCGCTGCCGCGTCCGCGCGCCTCAGAACCGTCTCAGCAGCCGCTCAGGCTTCGCTGACAGCCTCGGCGGCGTTTGGCGTGCTGGTTGCTGCCGCCGCATCAGTAACAGCCGCCCTGAGCGCGTCTGGCGCTATTGTGGGGATATTCACCGGTGCCGCAAGCGTGCTTGCGTCGGTCACGGCGACAATGCGCGGCAAGATACTCGGCGAGGACTGGAATGACGTCGCCGCTGGCTCTGAGACGTGGACCGATGTATCATCCGACAATGAGACGTGGACGCAGGTCGATGTCGGCGATGAGACGTGGAGGCAGCAGTGATACAATTCGGCGCGTGGCTACCTGATCAGGCCGATCTACTCAACCCCGGCGTGACGGTGGCAACGAACGTGCTTCCGGCAGCAAACGGCTACGGCTCTATGAATAGCTTCGTGCCGTACTCAAACGCGGCCACAGGGACAATCAAGGGCATATTCGCGGCGAAGGACAGCGACGCAAACACAAGGCTCTTCGCCGGGGACGCGACGAAGCTATATCTTCACGCCTCATCCGACAACGACCTCGACGACATCAGCAAGGCTGGCGGGTACGATCTGACCGACTTCGAGCGATGGCGCTTTGTACAGTTCGGGGATGATGTGATCGGTGTCGGCGGTATCGGGGAGGAGCCGCAGGTCTTCAATCTAGGTTCGTCCAGCGCCTTTGCGGACCTTGGCGGCACGCCCCCGAAGGCAGAGTTCGTCGCCGTGGTGCGCGACTTCGTGTGGACCGCGAATGTGGACATCGGCTCAGGGCGCGTGCCGTATCAGTGTTATTGGTCCGGGTTCAACGACCCGACAAGTTGGGTCGCTGGCGTCAATCAGAGCGACTTCCAGAACCTGCCGGACAGCGGCGCAATAACTGGGCTTGTCGGTGGCGAATACTGCACAATCTTGACTGAGCGCGCCATTTTCCGCGCCACCTACACTGGGCCGCCGCTGATCTGGCAGTTTGACAAGGTCGTGTCCGAGCGAGGCTGCGCCTTCAAAGATAGCGTCTGTAACGTCGGCTCGACTGTGTTTTTCCTAGATAATGACGGATTTTATGCCTTTGACGGGCAGCGCGTTTCGCCAGTCGGATCGCAAAAGGTGAACGAGTTTTTTCTGAAAGACTTCGACAGCAACTATGACTACCGCATGTCCGCGTCGGTTGACCCGATCAACGAGGTCGCGATGTGGTCCTACACTTCGACGCAGTCTCCGTCCGGCCAGCCGGACAAAATCATCATGTATAACTATGTGCTGAACAAGTGGTCGCTGGCCGAGGTTGAGGCTGACCTGCTTGCGCCGATGTTCTCGTCCGGCTACACGGTTGACGCGCTTGACAATCTGTCGGCAACGGTTGACGGCCTCAGCATCCAGTTGGACAGCCGCTTCTTTAAGGGAGGCCAGTATTTCTTCGGCGGCGCGTATGGAAATAAAATTTACGCTTTCACCGGCCCGGCCCTTAACGCAACTATCGAGACAGCCGAGGCACCACTGTCCACTGGCAAGCACTCTCTGATTACGCGCGTCTATCCATACTATGAGGACGGCGACGTGACGGTTGCAATAGGCGCAAGAAACACGCAGGCCGAGGTGTTTTCTTTTGACACCGCAGTGGCTCCGAATGACGCGGGCTTTGTTCCCTTGCGGTCTCAGGGCCGCTATCACCGGGCGCGGATGAGCTTGTCCGGCGGGTGGAGCAAGGCTCTCGGAATTGACATCGAGGCGAGGAATATCGGCAGACGATGACGACGCGCACCGCCAACTTCCGCACGTTAAACCCGGTTACCGCGACAACGCGCGAGATCGCCGAGGTTCTAAACCGCACGATTAACGGCGGCTTGAATAGCTGGGATTATGTGACGCTTCAGCCGAGCGTTACAGAGACGACGCATGAGGACCCGCGCTTCTCGAAGGAAAGCGTCGTTTTCTTCACGGCGATCAACGGCACGCCAGAGCATCACCAGCCATACATCAAATCCACTTCCACCGACGGGACAATGAAGATTGGACACAAAAACCACGGACACGCTCAGGAGTTCGCCTACCTTATTATCGGTTGATCACTGGGCGCGCTGCTCGAAATACATCGAGGACGCGCTAGAGTATACTGGCGGATCGCACAAAATCGACGACGTGTGGCGGTCTATACAAGAGGGCAAGGCCCAGTTCTTTCCGCTAGAAAGGTCTGCTATAGTGACGGAGGTGGTTGACTACCCGCAGAAGTCGATGTGCCGGATTTGGCTGGCGGGCGGTGACCTCGACGAGTTAATGCAAGCGGAAGTTGCGCTCAGTGCGTGGGCCAAGACGCAAGGGTGCGACGGGATGGAGATCATCGGGCGCAGGGGTTGGTCTCGACAACTTAAAGACTATCGCGAGAGTGCGGTGGTATTGATGAAGGATTTCAGTGATGAGTAAAGGTGGCGGAACCACAAGGCAGGTCACGCAGACTATCACGGACCCGACCACGGCTCCATTCAAGGAGTTCGGTCTGTCTGAGGCGAAGCGCCTGTACGGCGAAGGCCCGATGCAATACTACCCCGGCCAGACGGTCGTGGGCTTCTCGCCTGAGACCGAGACAGCCCTGTCCGGCCTGAGACAGCAAGCTATCACAGGCTCACCGTTTATCGGTGCAGTTCAGGACGTCGTGATGCAGAACCTGATGGGAACAAACCCGCTTCAGGCTGCCGCGTTCCGCCCAGTGGTTGAGCAGGTTGAGGCGCAGGCATCCAAGGCCGGGCGTTACGGCTCCGGATACCAGCAGGCGGCTCTGGCTCAGGCACTCGCGCCAGCAGCTTTGCAGGCACAGCAGGCAGCCATTCAGCAGGCACCTGCGGCGCGCCAGTTCGGCTTCGCCGACCTTGAGACGCTGGCCGGTGTCGGCGCTGCCCGCGAGGCGCAGGCGCAGGCGGAGCTTGCTGGCGACATCGAGAAGTTTCAGTTCGAGCAACAGGCACCGCAGGCGGCGCTTGCGAACTACCTCGCCTCGGTGCAGGGCGGTCAGCTTGGCACGCAGCAGATCACGCCGTACTACAGCAACCCGCTGGCGAGTGGCCTGTCGGGCGCGCTTGGCGGCGCAATGTTGGGCACAAAGGTTGGGATGGACCCGTTGACAGCCGCGCTTCTTGGCGGCGGCGCTGGTCTCTTAGGAGGGTAATATGGCGATTAGACCCGGACAGCTTGCTTTTCTCCCGCCTGCCGCTGCTAGGCAGATGCTTTTGAATATGAACCGCCCCGCCGCTCCATCGGCGCAGGTTTCTCGGCGTCAGATCCCTACATACCAAGAGGGGCCGAGAGCCGGGCAGCCGATGCCGCCGTATATGGGCCCGGCGCAAGTTGCTGCTGCGGCCGCTCAAGCACGCACTCCGACGCGCATGCCTATGCCTTTAGAGATGGCGGCAATGCGCGCCGGTCAGATGGGCCCGGCCGCGCGGCCGACGGGGCGTCAAGCGCCTCAGACAATGGGTCAGCGCCTTGGCACTGCCTTCCGCCAGCCCCTGACTTCGCCCACGGGTATGGGCATCATGTCCGCCGCCCTGACCGGGCTTGAGCAGGCTGGCCCGCAGCCCGTGCCGACCTCTACCGGGCAGATACTGGCACGGATGGGCGCGGCTGGCGTGCAGGCTTATGCGAGCGCGCAGGAGGCTGAGGCGGCAAAGAAGATGGCGGAGCGCAAGTTGGGCCTTGAAGAGCGCAGGCTTGGTATCGAGCGCCTTCGCGCGATGGCCGCAATGGCCCCTGATCGCACGACACTTGAAAAAAACCTTCTAGCCGCTGGCTATGTGCCGGGTACGCCGGAATATCAAGAAGCTGTTCGCGCGTTTCTCGCAAAATCCACTGCGCCCACAGTCACCGTGGACGTGGGCGCAGGAACCCCAGAGTTTAAGAAAGAGGAAGTCAAGTACGCCTTTGAGCGCATCAAAAGCGAAGACAAAAATATCGCCGCTATGGGCGTACTTGAAAACGAACTGGACACCATCCAAAACCTGATCAAGGGCGGCGCAGAAACCGGACGGATCAGCAACGCCCTTATCCCTGTCCAGCAGCTTTTGGCTGAGGCGGGCTTAATAGGCGATGATGAGATGGGCGACCTTAGCGACAAAGAGCTTCTGCAAAGGTCTATCGCTAGGATCATCCCGAACATGCGCGTCGCAGGCTCTGGCTCAACTTCTGATTACGAAATGCGGATGTTTGCTATGGCTGCGCCGACATTTGCGAGAACGTCTGAGGGCAACAGAAAAATCGCCGCTGGAATGCTTCAGGGCATCCGCTACGTAAAAGACCGCCGCAAGCTGATGGACGATTATGTAAAGGACAAAAAGCTTGGGGACGGCGGCCTGACCGGCTTTGACAAGTGGGCTGACGAGAAGCAAGGCAAGGTGTTCAAATCGTTTGTGGCTGGCGACCCTGATGCGGAAGAAGATTTCAAGAAGGCATATCAGGGCGGCCAATTGAAGGTTGGCGATCTGATTTTCAATGGAAAGACATATCTTTTTGTCACTGAAGCAGACGTGGAGGGCTTCTGATGGGCATCCCAACAACAGACACAGAGGTCTCAGGCCGAGGTGCGGCGCGCACCCCCGCAGACATCTTCAGAGATATAGGCAGGGCGGCAGCTCAAGGCGCGACGCTTGGCTTCTCTGATGAGATGTATGGCCTTTATTCTGAGTTTATGACCGACAAGGATTACGACACCGCTGTAGCAGAAATACGGTCTGGGCTTGAGCAATTCCGAGAAACAGACCCGGTTCTTGCGTATGGCGCTGAGGTCTTGGGCTCGATGGTCACAGGGGGCGCTGGCGCGGCGCGCGGCGTTGGATCTGCCGTGGGCCGCGAGGCCGTGAAGCGCGCCGCAGGTGTTGGGGCACTTGAGGCCGGGATATACGGAGCAGGGACAGGCGAGACACCTGAGCAGCGCGCTATGCAGGCGGCCATTTCTGCGCCGATTGGAGCAGGCGTCAGTGCGGCGGGGCAGGCTTTGATGCCTCGCGTCACAGAGGCAGCGCGCGGGTTGATGGCGCGACGCACTGCTGAGGGCGGCTACCCACTAACTCCCGGTCAAAGAATGGGTGGCGGTGTTCAAAGGTTTGAGGAGCGCCTCACATCCCTGCCGTTTACTGGGGAGCTTGTCGGCGCATCTCTTGGCAAGCCGATGAGGATTTTCCGGCGTGACGTGGTTGAGCAGGCGCTTGGCCCGTCTCTTGCGGCGAAGTTGCCAAAGGGTTTAGAGGGCAATGAGCTTGTTGAGCGCGCGTCGCAGGTGGTCTCCGATGCGTATCAAGAAGTCGTGCCGCAGCTTTCGATCAAGGCAAAGCCTGTCGATGACAAGATCAGCGGTATTTTGCGCGAAGCGCAATCCTCCGGCGTTATTGACCCTGATGACCTAAAGGTTCTTCAAAAAACATTGAACAGGGTTTATACGCGCCGCAAAAAAGATGGAATGGTATCCCAGCAGACTTTAAAAAATGTTGAAAGCGAAATGAGCAGCGCCGTCAGGTCTTTCATGCGCGGCAGCGCGTCAGATGTAAATCTGGGCTTCATTATGAAAGACGTTCAGGACGCTCTTCGGTCAGAGATTGCTTCGCAAAACCCAGACGTGCCAGACCTTCAGATGGTCAACCGCGCCTTTGCGTCAATGCGTCCTCTTGAAAAAGCGAAAGACGCAGCGGTGGGCGCTGAGGGGCGCTTTACGCCGACACAGGTTCTGCGTCAGGTGAAGGATCGGCCAGCAGGCACTGACGTAAAGGCTCTGGCTCGTCAGGCGCAGCCAATCATCACACCTGTCACCGGCACTAGCGGGACAATTGAGCGCGGACTTGCGGCGCAAATTGTGCGCGACCCACTGGGCAGCTTGGTCGGTGGCGCTGGTTTTATCCCCCTGTCCCTCATGTACGGCACCGGCCCTGTAGGACGGCGCGCAGGCGTCGCGGCTTACAGAGCGCCCGGAGGTTTGCTAAGGGCTGGAGCCCCCGCTGCGGGTGAGATGATCGCCGACCCTCTTGCTGGGGGCATCCTCGGACCCTCATACCCATAACCCCCGCGCCGTGATAAACTGAGCGCAGCAAAGAAGGAACACACAAGATGGCCAAGGACAAGCTGTCCCAGTACGACAATGTAGCCGCCTCGAACACCGACGTCGGCGGGATCAACCTGTCCGAGGGCGTGATGGTCCCAAGCGATTTGAATAACTCGCTCAGGGAAATCATGAGCCATCTCGCCGACTTCGCCGACGGCACTGAGGCGGTTGACGCGGTTGCGGTTGACAACCTGAAGCTGGACGGCAACACCATCTCGTCCACCGACACGAACGGAAACGTCATCGTCTCGCCAAACGGCACCGGAAACGTCGAGATCGCAAAAGACCTTCAGCTTAACGGCACCACAAACAACTGGACCATCGAGGTTGACGGCAACGACCACCTCATCTTCAAATACAACAACACCGCCGTCCTGAAGATCGAAGACAACGGCCACATCACATCAGGCAATGATGTGACGGCATTCGGTACAGTCTGATGCCGGTAAACGGTGGCGCGGGAAACGCGATATCGCTCAGCGAGGTTCAGACCTTTTATGGTGGCTCTAACCCGATCAGCATGAGCGAGTATTATCGCGGCGGATCTGAGGTGCCGGACACCGCCGTCGGCGCTGCGTCTGCCAGCGGCACAGCGTCGAACACAACGTCAAACATCGCGGTCGTTGTGGCGACTGGCTCGACAAGCAGCACCATCAGCGGCGCGATGGACGGGGCTGGCCCGACAATAACGATTGACACCGGCACGGCGGGAGGCTCAACGGTTGTCCTGACGGTCACCAACAACAACACCGGCGAGGGCAGCGTCGGCGCGACGCGCGGGGGTTCGTCTATTGTAAGTACAGCCTCGACAGCAACCGTCACCGTCAACAACGGCGACGTGTTAACTTTTTTTGAAAACGGTAACGCGAACGGCGTTTTCAGCTATCCGCGCCTCACTACCGCATACGACCTGACAATCACAAACAACACCGGGCAGACTGTGAACATGACAATGTCACCGTGGCCTGACGACAGCAGCTTCACGAACGGTGAGGTCGCGACGGCAAACGGGCAGGTGTCTAATTCTTGGTCGTGGTCGCACCCGGCGGTAACTGGCACCGGCAACACCAACGTGCCGACATCGGGCGTGATTAGCCTCGACACTTTCAACGACCCCGGAACCCCGGCCCCGTGAGGATGTGATGCAGGAAGAACAGAAAATCCTAGTGGATGTCGCGGCTGGCACCGGAACCGCTGCCGCGATGATGGATATGGCCCCAAACGCTGTGGCGCTGATCACGGGCGTGTGGGTGTTGATCAGGATCTGGGAGACCGAAACAGTCAAGCGGCTGACCGGGCGCGACTGATGTGGAGATGCTGCACGTCTTCTGCTTGGTGGTCGCGCTTGACGACAGAACTGTAAGCCGCGACGCTTGTTGGTACGACATCGACCGCTGCATCTATTTTTCGCGACGCATAAAGCAGCAGTCTCCAAGGCGGTTCAAAACGTACTGCCTGCCGGAGTTTATCGAAGCAGGAAGCAGGAAGGTTTACTAATGATCGCAATCCCGATGATTGATCTGATACAGGTCGGGCTATTGCTGGCGATCCTTGTGCTAATGACGAGGCGTTCGTGATTGATCCGTTAAGCGCATTCGCCGCAGTCTCCGCCGCCAGCTCCGCGATCTCCGGCGCGATCAAGGCGGGCAAGGATTTGTCCAGCCTTAGCGGTCCGATCTCGAAGTACGCCAAGGCCGAGGCCGAGCTAAATTTTGGCGCGAGCCGCAAGAAGAAGAGCCTGTTTTCGCGGATGACCGGGGCCGAGCAGGCTGGCATTGACGAGTTTTTCCGCAAGGAAGAATTGGACACCTTGCGCGCCGAGATGCGCTCGATCTTTTTGCTGTACGGCAAGCCGGGCGCGTGGGAGCGCCTGCAAGCTGAGATCGCTCGGCAGCGCCAGACGCAGAAGGATGAGCTAGAGCGTCGCGCGAGAGTGCGAGATGCAATCATCATGTGGACCGTGATCCCGGCGTTCCTGATCGCGGCAACGGCGGTCCTGTACCTGCTCGTTTCGTTCCTGAAGGGGCAGTGACAGCTTGGCCGCATCCGCGACCACGACTGGCCGTGCCGGAGAGTATATTACCGCCGCCGTGATCCTGTCTCTCGGCTGGCGCGTATCCCCGGCCCAGCAGGACAGCGTTGACCTTGTGGCGTGGAACGGTGACGGCGTCTTCATGCGAGTGCAAGTGAAGTCGTCGCAGCTTCGCTTTGAAAGGAACCACCGCCCCTGCTATCAATTCCAGAACGGGGCCGGGCGGGTGAAGAAGACGCTGCCGTCTCTCGACAAGTTCGACATCCTCGCGCATTGCGCTATCAACTGCCGGAAGGTACATTTCCAAGCGGCGTGCTGTGTCAATCAATACTCGCAGCGCCGACCGCAGGGCTGGTTCGACCGGCCCGACATTGAGCTAGACAGCTTCGAAAAGGCATACGAAATCGTAATGGAGACACGCAATGGATAAGCTGATCGAGATGATCAAACACCACGAGGGTGTGGTGCCTCATGCCTACGCTGACAGCCGCGGCTACTGGACGATAGGCGTTGGCCGCCTGATCGACCAAGAGCTAGGCGGCGGGTTGAGCGAGGACGAGATCGACTACCTGCTGGCAAACGACCTGAAGCGATGCCGGGCAGAGGCAGAGACCTACCCGTGGTTTGCTAGCCTCTCAGAGCCGCGTCAGGCGGTTGTGATCTCGATGCTGTTCAATCTAGGCAAGCCGCGCTGGGACGGCTTCAAGAAGGCTCAGGCGGCGATTGAGGCGGGTGATATGGGCGAGGCCGCGGCGCAGATGCTCGACAGCAGGTGGGCGGCGCAGACTGGCAAGCGCGCCGAGGATATGGCCGCGATGATGATTAGCGGGGAGTGGATGAATGGCTGAGCTAACTTTCGAGCGCATCCTTCAGTGGAAGCTGATGCCCCGCCTGATGATGCTGGCGATCACAGTGATGTGCTTCAACGTGGTCGGCTGGTACACCACCCTCGACAATCCGACGATTGAACAGAGCGGTTTCTGTAGCGTCGTGTTCGGCTGCTTCAGCGCCTGCTTCGCCGTGTGGCTCGGCAAGAGTGAAGACAAATGAAGTGGCTGCTGCTGATGGTTATCGCTGAGGTGAACGGAGAGATGACCGTCCACGTCCTGAGCGATCACGACACGATGGCTGGCTGTCACGTCGCCGGGACTTACATCAACTGGGAAGAGCGCATGCCGGTGAACAAGGAAATGCTTTGCTTCCCGACTGACAGAGAGGTGATCCAATGATCCAAGCTCTTATCCCCGCCGTGTCGGGCATTCTCGACAAGTTCATCGAGGACAAGGACCAGCGCGCCAAGCTGGCGCACGATCTTGCGACGATGGCGGAGCGCCATTCGCAGGAGCAGATACTCGCGCAGATCGAAGTGCTGAAGGCCGACGCAAAGGGCAACTGGTTTCAGGCGTCGTGGCGTCCTCTGATCGGGTGGATCTGCGGCCTGAGCCTCGGCATCAACTATATGCTTAGCCCGATCTGCGCCGGGTTCGGCGTCGTGATCCCTCA